TGGGCCTGTACAGGTTTCGACGGGGCAAATAGTAAGTAAGTGGACAACTCGGCAATGCTAAAGTCGTAGGGTTAGGACTACCTGGCCGAAGAAGCAAACTAAATAGACGCAAACGACGACTATTTTTATCAGGACCTCAAGCTAGCCGCTTGAACCTGACGGGGTTTTGGCAGTTCACCTTGTTACCAAACGAACTGCCTCACACACAAGGAGATTTAATGAAAAAGACCATTTTAGCATTAGCATTAACAGTAGCTGCTACAGCATCCCATGCAGCTAATTATGTGAGCTTCGATGTAGATCAAGTAACTGATACACGTCAAAAAGGACGCCCAGAAAGTACTGCACAATATTTCCGTGCTGGTAAAGATATGGCAGGACTAAATTGGGATATGCAAGTACGTACTGCAGTTTTTGACAAAGGCGGAATGTTGAATAGTGTTGAAGTGACCGCAGGTAAAAACATTGCAGGTGTAAATGCCTTCGGCGGTGTAGGTTACGATAATGGATTTAATGGTAAAGTAAATGGTGATTTTACTTACGGTTTGATTGGACTTAAAGCAGGTGTTCCTGTTGGACCTCTTTATGCGTTTACAGGTGTAAAGACACGTGTTAACTGGGACAATGACAATCCTAAGCAGACTGTAACTTGGTTGGGCGCAAGTATGCCATTAACCAAAGCAGTTAGTGTTAGTGCAAGTCTTAGCCGTTCACTTCAAGATATTGAAGAAAAAGCAGTTGGTGTAGGACTTAGAATTTCTTACTAAAATAAGGTTCGGCGGAACCTTATAATCCGCCTTTTTAACACACATACACAAGGAGTAGTAAATGAGTAATATGTCACCATTCGAGATTCGTTTAGAGCTTTTAAAAATGGCTCAGACAATGCTTGAGCAAGATTATTATGGTAAACGTGAATCTATTTCCAACGATTGGAATACGAAAGTAGAAAATGCTCGTCATGCTGGATCACAGCCTCCAGATCATCCTGGTTTCCCGAGTTATCCTACTGAAGCCGAAATTATTAACAAAGCACAAATTTTAAACGGTTTCGTATCCCAACTTCCACAAGCCTTAGAAAAACCATCTAAGAAATAATATATGGGGGCTATGCCCCCTTAGGAATTTAAATGGACAAGTTACTAAAGATATTCTTAGTATGCTTTGCTGCAGTTATACTGGGAAATTTTTTCTATAAATTTGTAGATTATAAACTTGAATCATTGAAAAATAATGCTAAAACTCCTACCAAGTATACTACTATGGCAGAGAGAGAAAAGCAATTAGAATGTTTAGCAAACAACATCTATTACGAAGCGGCAAAAGAACCCTTTGAAGGTAAAGTGGCAGTAGCACAAGTAACACTTAACAGAGCAGAATCAGGCAAATTTCCCAATGACATCTGTAAGGTAGTTTACCAGAAGAACATTTTTATGGAGAAGGTGGTATGTCAATTTAGTTGGTATTGTGAAGCAGTAACCAGAAAGAAACCTTTAAGTAGTGAGGCATACACCGAGTGTTATGGTGTGGCTAAAAAGGTTTTATTAGAAGGTTTTAGATTAGACGGTCTTGAAGAGGCAATGTATTATCATGCAAACTATGTCAACCCTAAATGGAACAAACAGAAAATCGCAACTATCGGTAACCACATCTTTTACAAATAAAATGAAAAACTTAAAAGAAAAAATAAAGAACACTCAGATCAATTTCAATTTATTTGACTTACAAAAGATTGTAGAATATTTTAGAACACACGTAACAGCTGCAACTGCAGAAACAATTACATGGGTAGCAATTATTTTGATACATGCTTCAATCGTACCAACAATGATTGCTTTGATGACAGGTCTTTCTGATAAAACTCCACCTATTGATTTGGTGATGTTTATTTGGGGAGGACTTACACTTCTGTTTATCCGAGCAGCTATTCTAAAAGATATGCTTAATGTAATTACTATCGGTTGTGGATTTTTGGCACATGCCACCATGCTTGCTTTGGTATTATTCAAATGATGGAAGAACTTAATAAATTAACTGATGGTATTATTATAACAAAAAGATTTAGATCTGCTAATGAGTTTTCCTTGTATATTGAAGAAAAGGTGTACAAGGAACGAATAGGATATATGGATGCAATTATAGAGTATTGTAATACTATTGATATTGATGTTGGTTCTATTGCTTCTCTTGTGAATCAGTCACTTAAAGACAAAATTCAAATAGAAGCAGAAGAAGCAAATTTGTTAAAGAAACGAGGAAAACTTCCTTTATGATAATGGACGCATTTGAAGTATATAAGTATTACTTGGCATTGAAATTACATTTTACTACAGACAAATATGATGTGATAGAACAAAAAGGCAAGGTGAGAGCAACCAAAACAGCATTTGCTAAAAGAAAAGATTTATTTGCTATTAATAAGGTAGCAAAGACATACAACGATGAAGAGGTGGCAAATTTTCTAATTGCTAATTTTGTATCAGGTAATAGATGGGGAGGTGTGTTTGACACTGATGCTAAAGAAACATATTTGAATTGGAAAAAGAGAACCGAGGGTCTTACATATAATTTTGAAAAAGATTTGGATAACATTATTCTTGAATTAGAACAATCCAACAAGACTTTTGAGCATCTATTCTATTGCCCTAAATCCGAACATCCATATATAATTAAGGCATATTTAAGACATAGTGTTTCTATTGAGACTTTAGTAATACTAGATAAGATTTATAATTTGGTACCTAAATTTGATTCGGAAATAAATGATACTATAGTTTGGCCTGATATATCTAGATTAATAACAAAGTATAGACCTTTTCTCAAAATAGATAAAGATAAATTTCATGCAATTATCAGAGAACGATTTGGACTTGGAGATTCAGAAGATAACTATTCTAGAACGTGACCTGATGGCGGTTAACGAGCAGATTAATCTTTTGATAGAACAGTGTAACAAACAAACAGAGTCAATTAAAGAGACTCAAAGATATTTAATAAAATTGGCTAAGAACCAACAAGAGCTTACTAGAAGAATCTCAAGTTGGCCTTATATCGTAGTAAGTAATAAAGACGAGGAAATGTAATTTTTAATATGGGCGATACAAGAAGGTTTGATGATCTTAACCGTGAAAAAAGACTACATAAGGTTAAATCTTCCAAAAATAAACTTGACAAACACAGAAAGTTAATATATAATGTAGTATCATCGAGAAAAGAAGGTGATACGTTTGATGAATTTCTAGAATATGATACATATAAAAAAATCAAACGACGTTAATACTTTTATACAACGCTAATACGGAGAAGTAAAATGGCATTCACATCCCTATCTGATCTTCGCAAATCTCGTGGTGGTTTTGATACACTAATGAAAGAGGTTGAGAAGATTTCTAATCCCCAAACCGAATCTAAAGGCGATGATCGCTTTTGGCAACCTGCGGTAGATAAGGCAGGAAATGGTTATGCAGTAATTCGTTTTCTTGCACCTCCTAAGGGTGAGGAATTGCCCTGGGTTCGCATCTGGTCTCATGGTTTCCAAGGTCCAGCAGGCAAATGGTATATTGAAAACTCTCTAACCACTATCGGGCAAACTGATCCTGTTTCAGAGTATAATACTCAACTTTGGAATAGTGGTAGTGAAGCAGATAAAGAAACTGCTCGTAAACAGAAACGTAAATTAAGTTATATTACCAATATTCTTATCGTAAAAGATCCTGCTAATCCTGAAAATGAAGGCAAGGTATTTCTTTTTAAATTCGGTAAGAAAATTTTTGATAAGATTAAAGATGTTTCTCAACCTCAATTCGAAGATGAGAAACCAATTAATCCTTTTGATTTCTGGGAAGGTGCGAATTTTAAACTTAAGATTCGTAACGTAGAAGGTTATCGTAATTATGATAAATCTGAATTTGATTCACCTTCAAGTGTATCAGACGATGACTCAGAAATCGAAAAGATTTGGGGCAAGCAATTTTCACTTACAGAATTTCTTGACCCAAAACACTTCAAGTCTTATGATGAACTAAAGCGTAAACTTGAAACTGTTCTATCTGGAACTTCAAGTTCATCTAACACGAAACGCGCTGCGGATATTGATTTAGATGAGCATGTTGAAGATAGAACGCCTAAAGCACAGGTTGTTTCTAAACCTGCAGCTAAGGCACCTCCGAAAGAAGTGGATTTCGATGATGATGAAGAATCTATTTCTTATTTCGCTAAACTAGCGAAAGACGATTAATAGGTAGTCCAAGCTGTATGCGAATATCCGTCTGACATATCAGATCATGAGTCGCTAAGGATGACGAACTATTTTAAATTAACTTTAAAAAGGAAATCAAATGAAACAACTTATTGCTATTTTCGCTGCTGTTGCTATTGGTCATGCTGCTTATGCTGCTGATGCTAAAAAAGAAGAACCTAAGAAAGAAGCTGCTCCTGCAGCAAAAGCTGAAGCTCCTAAAGCAGATGCTCCTAAAGCAGATGCTCCTAAAGCAGATGCAAAGAAAGAAGGTGACAAGCCTAAAATCAAACCAGTTGGTAAAGATGGTAAACCTGTAGACGACGCTAAGAAACCTGCAGAACCAGCTAAGAAGTAATTAGCATCCAACAAAAAAGGGAGCCTAGCTCCCTTTTTTTATGTACCGTATGCAGCTATTCTATTTTGATACCGTTCTAATGATGAACTAGGATTTCTTGCTGATGCTTTGATCGGTGCTAAAGTATTTGTACTACTGTTGTTCACTGTATTAGCAACTATAGGGGGCGCCGATACACCTTGGCTTTGTTGTCTTTTCATTG